TGACATTGAAAGCACATCGACTTGTAGCATACGCATTTATCCCAAACCCGCTGAACAAGCCGACCATTAATCATAAAAACGGAGTGCGTTCTGACAATCGGGTAGAAAACTTGGAGTGGGCTACTGAAAAAGAACAGGCCGCTGACCCGTTAACTCGTGAAAACAATCGGCGCATCCAAGCACAGACAGATTACCGGGCAATGGGAAGTCTGAGAAACTTTGGACGGCGCAGGACTGCGGTGTATCGTGAGGAGAGTCTTCTGGGCGTTTACGATTCACTTAAAGAGGCAGCTTGTGTACACAAAAAGAGTTATTCAAAAGCATCTGAGTGCGCAAATGGACTCAGAGGAGAAGTGGGAGGTTTGAAGTTTTGTTTCGCATAAAAGAACCATTGACCCTCGGCAGCCTGTTTTCGGGCTCCGGGGGTTTTGAATTGGGTGGACTGCTTACGGGGGATATTGTGCCGGTGTTTAATTCGGAGATCGAGCCGTTTGCCATCCGGGTCACGACCAAGCGTCTGCCAAGTGTAAAGCACTATGGGGATGTATCCTCTCTGAATGGTGCAGACCTGCCGCCCGTGGACATCATCACTTTTGGCAGTCCCTGTCAGGATATGTCCATCGCCGGTAAGCGGGACGGTCTGGATGGTTCACGGTCCAGCCTGTTTTATGAAGCAATCCGAATCGTGAAGGAAATGAGGTGTAAGACCAATGGAGAAAAACCAAGATTTATCGTCTGGGAGAATGTGCCAGGGGCCTTCTCCTCAAACAAAGGACAGGACTTCAAAGCAGTCCTCGAAGCCGTCATCGGTGTTAAAGAACCGTCCGCCTCGGTGCCTGCGCCTGAGAAGAAAGGATGGTCCGACGCTGACTACTACGTGGGAGACGGATGGAGCGTCGCGTATCGAGTTCTTGATGCACAATGGTGGGGCGTTCCCCAAAGAAGAAAACGCATCTACCTTGTCGCAGATTTTGCAGACCAGAGTGCCCCAGAAATATTATTTAACTCCGAAGGCGTGTCTCGGTATTCTGCGGAGGGCTTCCGTGCGTGGCAAAGAACTGCCGCCGGTGTTAAAAGCGGCACTGGAGCGGCAGGCTGCAACGGAGCAGGAGGACAGATCTGTCTGAACGACCAGGGCGGAGAGCGGATGGATGTGACAGAGGAAGTGACAGCCACCCTCCGTGCAGAGGCACATCATCCGCCGTGTGTTATGGAAGCTGCTGGTTTCTGTACCGAGCATTCTGCAAATGCCAGAAGCATTGGTTATGAGGAAGAACGGTCACCGACCCTCCGGGCTGGTGTCGTACCTGCCGCCATCGCATTGGAAAATCATCCAGCGGACAGCCGTGTGAAGATTTCCGAGGATGGTAAGGTGCAGACACTGACAAGCCGATGTGGTACGGGCGGCGGTAATGTCCCGATGGTCATGGATGCTGTTGAAAACCCTGTGGGAAGCCCGGTGAAAGAAGTTGAAAACTCTCCGGCGGTCACGCTGAAGATCCGCTCAGGTTGTGAGGGTGGCGGAAAGGGAGCCATCTGGCAGGAAGAAAAATCTGCCACTCTTGGCTGCAAGAACGACCAGACACTGTTCGTTCCGAAATGCTATGGTGTCTGCTCAAAAGCCAGCCACTCCATGATGTCCGACAATCCGCACAGCGGCTTCTATGAAGCAGAGACCTCCCGGACACTGGACCGCAGCGGAGGTGACCCGACCTGCAATCAGGGCGGCATCTGTGTGGTAGAGCCGGTCGCCTTTACCCAGAATCAGAGGGATGAAGTCCGGGATCTGGGAGAGAAGTCAGCGGCACTGGCAGCAGAACCGGGGATGAAGCAGCAGACTTTTGTGGCACAGCCGGAAGAGGTGACTGCATTCCATGTGAACCAGCGCAATGAGCTGATCGACCTGCATGGCAAGTCCGGCGCATTGATGGCGAACCGGAGTGACCAGATGCAGACCTTCGTCCTGCAGGGCAACATGATCGGCCGCAAGGATGAGAACGGTCCGCAGGGGGATGGTGTCAATGAGGATGTCTGCTTTACACTGGATGCCACTGACCGCCATGCAGTCTGCGCACCGGAGGATGTGTATGCCATGACCACCGGCTCCTATATGCAGGTGGCAAAAGAAGTCGCACCGACCCTGATGGCACGGGATTACAAAGACCCGACCACCATCGCACCAGTGCCGCATCTGAACGAGGGCGTCATGGGCACAGTGGCAACCGGGGCGCATCCTAGCGGCTTCAACGGGCAGGATGCTTTCAATGACCGTCTGGTCATCGACAACCCGGAAGCACAGCCTGCACCTGTGACCTATACCGTCCGCCGTTTGACACCGACCGAGTGTGCCAGACTGCAGGGCTTCCCTGACTGGTGGTGCCGGAACCTTGGAACGGAAGATCCGACCGAAGAAGAGCTGGCGTTCTGGGCAGATGTGTTTGAAACGCACCGCAAGATCGTGACCCACGCCAAGAAGCCGAAGACGGAGAAACAGATCCGGAAATGGCTGGCTGACCCGTATACGGATTCGGCAGAGTACCGTATCTGGGGCAACGGCATATGCTTAGCCAACGCATTTTTTGTTCTGGCCGGCATCGCATGGTGTGCAGGTCTGGAAGAATAAACTGGCCCGCCATATTACTAGGTAGAAAGTGACCCGGTGATATGGTGGGCTTACATATTAGTCCTATTTACACAACAGATTTCGCAGTCCCTTGTGTAATTGGTCGAACATGAAGAATATCGGGAAATGGCCTTGCTATTTAACCGGTTCAGAGTGATATATGTGCTACCGAAAAAAACATCGGGACGTACAAAGACAAAAAAACGAAAGGGGCAATGAATTATGTTGAAATTTGAATTGAACATAGCCGACCGCAAGACACTTGCAAATCGCATGGAGGAGCTGACGGGCATCCATCCTTACTACACCAGAGCACCGCTGTATGCTTATGACATCGGCAACTACACCATCGACCGGGACGGCAATCTTCTGGTCGAGCCGGAAAATGCTGATGCCGAGCTGCTGACGACCCTGTTGAATGAGGGGTTGATTCGCGGCGGAGAGAGCATTGAGAGCACGGATGACCAGCCGGAAAACGCAGAGCCGACCGAAAATTTGGCAGAGGAGCCTGTGACCGAAGAGGAGCCGGATGATACGGCAGAGGATGGTGCAACAGAGGATGAGCCGGATACAGAGGGATCGGAAAGCGAAGGGCAGCCGGAAGCAGAAGACCAGCCGGAAGAAGTACCGCTGGATCTGGAACTTGCCTTTCCCACCAGCCAGCATAACGGAGTGAGCCTTCGCAATCTGGTCAACCTTATCTACAGCCGGGGCCGACTCATCAGCAAGGCAACAGGCGGGCACTTCCATGTGGAAAACGATTTGGTCGAAACACTGCGGGATGACAGCTGCACCTACACGGTGGCAAACTTCATCGAGGCACTTAAGGGTTACGAAGCGCAGTGTGGAACTGCGATGGAAGGTCTGGTAATCACAGAAGAAAAGGTTTCTTTCACGGGATTCCCGACGGCTTCGGATTATGATCATCTGACGGCTTTCGGTCACCTTGCCATCCTGATGAACCAGCAGGCTATCAGCCAGAAGCGCATCCAGGCAAAGGATGTCAACGATGAGAATGAGAAGTATGCACTCCGCACATGGCTCCTGCGGCTTGGGATGAACGGTCCGGATTTCAAAGAGACGCGCAAGATCCTCATGGAGAACCTTTCCGGCCATGCGGCTTTCCGTACGGATGAGGAAGCACAGAAGTTCCTTGCAAGGGAAAAGGCAAAGCGTGATGCCCTGAAAGCCGCGAAACAGGCGGCACAGGAGGGCAGTGCCTCCACAGGGGAAACGACCGCACAGGATGCAGCCCAGCCGACACAGCCCGACTGTGGGGCAGACACGGCGCAGATGCTGGAGGCGGGAGCGTAAGCTCCCAAGCCCCCAATGGGGGCCGGAAAATATGCGAGACCCTCTTCCATTGTACCGATATTAACTCTGAAAATGTACATTATCAAGCGGATAAACCGCAGAAATGTACACGATCATTCCGCCTCATATTTGTCGAATATATGTTCTTTTATGGCCTTGCTATTATGTGCACCTGACGGTAATATGCACATACCGAAAGGGAAAACAAGGAAAAAACAAAGGAGAACATACCATGAACGATAAAACAAGAGAGCAGATTGAAGCCATGAAAAACCAGACCATCGGAGTTGAGATCGAGATGAACAACATCACCAGAGAAAAAGCAGCAAGAAAGGTTGCCGAGTACTTCGGAACCAGGGCATGGAACGCCGCCAGCGAGTACGGATATTACAGCTGGGCTTGCAAGGACCAGCAGGGCAGGGTTTGGAAATTCCAGAGGGACGTGAGCATCTACGGACCGGACGCAGAAAAATGCGAACTGGTCACCCCGATCCTCACCTACGACGACATCGAAACCTTGCAGGAAATCATCCGACTGCTCCGCAAGGCAGGCGCAAAGAGCAGCCCAAGCCGCGGATGCGGGGTCCACATCCACATCGGCAAAGGCGACCACACCGCAAAGACCATCCGCAACCTTGTGAACATCATGGCGGCACACGAACAGCAGATTGGCAGAGCCATCCGGATCGACGCAGGGCGCACCGGACATTATTGCCAGGTGGTCAACCATCGCTTCCTCGACCGGCTGAACCGCGAGAAGCCGACCACCATGCACAGGCTGGAAGACATCTGGTACGAAGGTAACGGTGCAGACTACGGCAGAAGCCAGCATTACAATTCAAGCCGGTACCACATGCTGAACCTCCATGCCACCTTTACAAAAGGGACCATTGAATTCCGCCTTTTCCAATTCGCAGACCCAGCGGACGGAAAGCGCAACGGGCTGCACGCCGGTGAGATGAAAGCCTACATCCAGCTTTGCCTCGCAATGAGCCAGCTTGCCAAGATGGTCAGAACGGCAAGTCCAAAGCCCCAGCAGACCGACAACGAAAAGTACGCGATGCGGTGCTGGATGCTGAGGCTGGGATTCATCGGGGATGAATTCGCAACGGCAAGGGAGATCCTTCTGCGGAACATGGAGGGCAACGCATCCTGGCGGAATAAATAAGCCGGGATGCACGGGCACCTTTTGGGCGGGCAACCGCCCTTGAGGTGGTAGAAGGAGGTGCAGGTTTATGAAAAGCACGTTAAAAAATGAAAACACACCGGGAGGCAGGACCTTTAAGGTGACCATCACCGAGACCTACCAGAGAACGGTGACCATTTATGAATCTGAGATGAAAGAGCCGACCGTGGAGGAAGCCCAGCGTGTGGCAGAGGACTGGTGGCAGGACAGCCAGATTGAGCTTGGAACAGAGGATTTCCAAGGGGTGGAGTTCACTGGCAGGGAGGATGGTGAGGCAGATGTTTGAGCTGATCAGCCGAAGCCCATCCAGATATTACCTTGCCTACGGAAGCAACCTCGACATGGAACGGATGGGAAAGAGATGCCCTTACGCTGTGGTGGTCGGCACGACCGAGATCATGGGCTACCGGCTCCTGTTCAAAAAGAGCAAGACCGGCTGCTATGCCACCATTGAGCAGGATGCCAATGAAAGCGTACCGGCAGTGGTCTGGAAGCTCTCGGAATACGATGAGCTCCTGCTGGACCGGTACGAGGGCTGTCCAAGATATTACTACAAGAAGCAGTTCCAGCTTCCGGTCTGGAACCTGAACGGGAACCGCATGAAAAAGGCAAAGCCCTGCATCGCTTATGTGATGCACGAGGACCGGCGGCTTGGCTGCCCGGATGCCGAGTATTTTGAACTGCTGCGCGGCGGGTACAGCGACTGGGAATTTCCGCTGGACACATTGAAGCGTGGACTGGCAGCCAGTATCGGAAGAGCGGAAGCCATCCGGTATCTGAAAAAGCAGCAGATGATGTAAGAGTACACGATCAAAAGCAAAAAACATTGTGCAGTATATGATGCTTATCGGCCTTGATAAATCAGGGCAGAAGAGTGATATATACCATACCGCCAGACAAGAGCGGAGAAAACCGAAGGGAGAGATTCAAATGAAGAACAAGAAATATTACATCGCCTACGGCAGCAACCTGTCGGTGGAGCAGATGGCATACCGGTGTCCGGATGCAAAAATTGCAGGGCAGGCGGTGCTGGCCGGCTGGGAGCTTTTGTTCCGCGGCTGTGCCACCATCGCACCGAACCCGAAGAAGAACACGCCGGTTCTGGTGTGGGAGATCTCGGAAAGGGACGAAGGAAACCTCGACCTCTATGAGGGCTACCCGAACTACTACCGCAAGGAAGACCTGAACATCGAACTGCTCCGGGAAGGGGCAGAGCCGGAGATGGTGACCGCAATGGTCTACATCATGGAAAACGACTTCGGGCACCGTGCACCGAGCCGATATTACTACAAAGTCCTGCATGACGGCTACAAGGCATTCCACTTCCCGATGCACATCCTCGAAGGTGCGCTGAAGGAATGCATGGATAAGGATGCCGCCCAGAAGATGATCGAGGAGGTGCAGGCATGAATTTCGCAGATCAGAAAACGGTCGAGAAGTTGAGAAAAGAGTTCCCGGTCGGTTGCCGGATCGTCCTCGATGGGATGGATGACAGGCAGGCACCGCTCATCGGAACGCAGGGAACCTGCAACGGGGTCGATGATGCCGGAAACATCTTAGTGAGCTGGGACACCGGAAGCCATCTGAATGTTGCCTACGGCGCGGACAGTTGCCACCGTGTGGCAACGGATGCCGAGGTCAAGGTGTCGCTCGACCGCCTTGGTAAAACGCGACAGACCGGCCCACGTTGCCCCAGGTGCGGAGCAAAGCCCGACTGCTATGACCATCAGCAGCAGGCACTCAGCCGAAGGGCGGACATCCAGATTTGCAACCGCTGCGGAACGGAGGAAGCGTTAGAGGACATTGCATGGGGCGGACACCAGAACCTGCCTTTGACAGACTGGGCAATCGTGAAAGGGGGCTGGGTCGAATGAAAGTCCTTCTGATCAAACCGATGGAACATCCGCAGGTGGTGGACATCGAAAACTCCCTGAAAGAGTTCTACCGCATCCTCGACTGCGACTGCATCACAGCCACTTACCCGTGGGAGGAATGCGCAGCCTTGGTCACTGATGACAACGGGCTGTTCACCGAGAAGCCATTCAGCAGATACATCCCAGAACTGGAGCAGCCCATCAAGGGAAACTTCTTCATCTGCGGACTGGGGGAGGAAGATTTCGCAGAGCTGCCCCAAGACCTTATCCAGAAATTCAGGGAACGCTTCTGGGTGCCGGAGGCATTCGTCAGCATGTTCGGACAGATGGCAGTCATCCAGATGGATGACGGAACGAAGCCGGAATAAGATACCACAATCATAAACAATACCCTCTCGGCCAGAAAAGACCGGGAGGGCTTGGTTTAATAGGAGGAGCCTATGGGACACAGAAAGATGCCTGCTTATGGCGAGAGGGAACACGGTGGCAGATACATTCTGGATGAATACGAATGGTCAAGAAACCACTGCAAGGCGGTGACCATCCGCAGATGGAAAAGGGACCTGAAAAAGAAAGCCAGAGCGCATAACCGCAGGGTGATGCATCAGGCAATGCAGGGCGAAGCCGATTAGACGGAAAATGGGGGCCTCAAAAGAATGAGAACCCCCTTCCAGTTTACTGTATATTAGCTCTGGAAAGCAACAATAGCAAGGAGAACCGCCGCCATAATGTACACAAACATCTGGCAGCGGTTGTGTGTATCATACCAAACCAAAACGGGGGATACGAGGCAGAGCCCCAGCTTTTGCTGGGGGAGCCTTTGGGGATTCCTTAGAAGAAATCCCTCATGCTCATGCCGACCTCGTTCAGCCGTTCCTCCATGCTGTGGTAGTGCCAATCCTCTTCCTCTTCTTCGGCTTCTTCCTCAAGCTCCTCTGGGAAAGGGTCGTGCCGCCATCCGGCTTTCTGGTATTCTTCTTCCCGGATGTCGTTGCGGTCGTAAATGTCCAGCTCGTATTCTTCTTCAAGCTCTGCGATGCGGTTTTCGATTGCGGTTTCAACTTCTGTAATGGTCTTTTTCATGGTTCTTGTCCTCCGTTTTTGGTTTGGTTTTCTTTGCTTTCGTTGTGTGTATAATGCCGCAGAAACACATATATAGCAAGTCAATCAGGGGTCATATATGTACCAAACATGAGGGGCGAAGATCGTTGATAATATGACGTTTTATGGCCTTGCTATTACAGGGCGGTGACGGTAATATACAGCTACAAAAAGCAAAGGAGGACAGCAGAATGGCTGATTGGAGAACATGGGAAAAAGGGAGAAAGACAACATGGCACTGGAACGAATTCGATGGAAGCGGAAGCCGGGAAGGGATCATCACCGAGGTTCATGAAGATCACGCGATCATGGAAGCAGACGGCATGCACCTTTGGATCGACGATGACACGGCAGAGATGTTCAGCTAAGAAAACGGGGAGGGAAACCTCCCCGGACAAACACATAAATCTACCAGATCAGGGTGCAGATGATCGTATACTTTAGCCGCTTGATAGTATCCGGCAGTGACGGTAATATACAGCTACCAAAACGAAGGGAGAACAAAAACATGACCTACACAAAAATCAACCTTTACCTTGCAAACGGAATTCCGGAGGCACTCAGCAACCTCTGGTACGGAAGCGACAGCTCGGTGGTCGAGATCAGGGATGCCGTTGAGGATGCGAAGAACGGCAAGGACCTTCTGAACCGCATCCAGAAGATGAAGCTCCTGCGGAAATTCACTCTCGACAGAGAGAACGAAAAGCGCATCCGTTTCAAGGGCACGGACTGCTGGGGCAACGTAAGCTACCTTGAAATCATCCGCTAAGGGCAAGACCGACAGGCGCAAGGGGCTGGAAATGACCAGCCTTTTGCTCGTGTCTGTCTTCCGAAAAATGGCATGAAAAGCACATAAATATGACAATTACAGGGTTTGATGATCGTGTAGTTTAGCCGCTTGATAGTGCCCCAGAGTGACGGTAATATACAGTCACCGAAAGGGGAAAACAACAAAAACGGAGGATATGACAATGACGAAGAACGAAGACCGCATCAATAAACTTTTCAAGGAACTGGTACCGGAGACGGGCAAGGCAGACAGCCTCGCAGGGGAGCTGGTAAGGGCAATGAGCCGCATCGGATACCGCTTTTACAACGACGGCGATCAGCTGGGCATCGGCTACGGCAAGGAAACCTGCAACCCTGCAGGGCGGTTCCTTGGAGCCAAGGGCAACGACAAAATCGCAAAGCTGACTGCAGATGCCTGGGCAGTCTACAGCGAGGAAGCCTACGAAAAGGTTCTGGACATCCTTTGCGGAGCGGTTGCCGACTATGTCGAGCAGAACCCAGACCTTAGGAACCAGCCGACCGAAGATATGTGGGACTTCAAAGATGAGGAAGAAGACCAGGATGACAGCTGGGATGAAGAGGAAGATGACTGGGACGAAGAGGAAGATTACGAGGACGACGAAGACTACTAAGCCAGAGAAACACATGGGGCTTGCCGGAAACGGCGGCCCTTTTCTTCTGCCGTAATATGCACAGTTCCGGGCGGCTATCTTTGTGTAGTCTAGCCGCTTGATAGTGTGTGATATAGACGGTAATATGCACATACCGAAACGGAAAACCAAGAAAAACGGAGGAAAGCACCATGAAGAAAAACATCACCAAGGAAGAGGAAAAAGCCCTGCTGGAGATCGCCAAGCGCCTGATGGCAGCGGTAGACAGCCGGGGCGACCTCGAAGCCCGCGATAATGACAGCGAGGACTTCATTGAGGTTCCGGTCTGGGGCATCCAGAAAGCAATGGAGGAAGCCTACCTGCTGGGACGGATGAACAGATAAACCGACAGCCCCCGACACAGCCCCACACAGGGGCTTGTGCCACGGGTGGCAAAACGATCCGAATGAACCGACAACGCCCCACACAGGGGCAGATGTGGCGGCGTGGATGCGCCAGGAGGAGAAGCACATGGGAGAACGGATGATGGATACCATCGTGGAAATCTACAACCACATGGAGGACAGCGATAAAGATGCCTTTACGCTGGAGGATGCCGAGGATATGGTGGAAGACCAGATCAGGATGGATAAGGAAGCCGGACGGGAACCGCTGGCATATGCCCCGCAGTTCTTCTACGATACCATTGTGGAACTCATGGAGCAGGATGCAGAGTGATGTACATTCTGCTTGGTATTCCAGGCGGAAGATCGTGTACTTTAGCCGCTTGCTATCCTCTGCACCTGACGGTAATATGCACATACCGAAAGGGGAAAGCCCCAAGGGAAAAACGAAAAAACGGAGGAATTCACCATGAAAAAGCATTTGATCGACTTCCCGGAAAACAACATCAGCATCGAGAGCTTCTACGACCGGCTCAGACCTTGCTACGACAGCATCATGCAGTTCGGTGACCGGGTTCTGGTTGCTCAGATGAACTGGAACGGCATGCTGGAGGGAGCGGTATACGGCTTTGTGGAAGACCCAGAGGAAGGCTGGTCACCGATTGAGTGCCGACTGGAACTTCTGAAGATTTCCGATGAGACCTACACGGATGCCGGTCACGCAATCGAGTGGTGCATCAAGAACGCACACTGAAAAAGGGCAGAGCTCCTTCGGGGGCTTTTGCTCGTAGTGGCGGATTTCTCCGGCGTGTAAATACACATAAATCCGACAAAAAGAGGTGGGTATGATCGTGCAGCATAGCCGCTTGATAGTATCCGGCAGTGACGGTAATATACAGTCACAACGAAGGGAAAAGCCCTACGGAAAACAAAACACACGGAGGATACAGACCATGACGAACAAAGCAAAAACCTACCTTAAGAATATTCAGGAAGCCGACACCGAGAAGAAGCTGATCGGCATCGAGATCGCCTTCAAGCAGGACATGACCCTCAGCTGCAACGACCTCGGAAACCTTTGCAGGGCGGCAGAGGACAGGCGGTACAGCCTGCGGAATAACGAGGAGACGCTGAAGCTGAAGCAGATCCTTTTCTTCCGGGCGAAAGCGGAGATGGATGCCTACCACGACATGAGCCGCAAGCCGGAAGACTGGACAGCAGCGGAAATCGAGCAGCAAAGAAGCCGCTTCTGCAGCGTCTGGCAGGTCATCGAGGAAGCGGAGCTGGTCGATGAATACGAGGCTTGGAAGGAAGCCAACCCCAACGCCTAACAGCACCCAAAAGGTACACGCCCCGAAAAGGGGCTGTGCCTCGTATCCGATGTGTTTTATATAGATTACAAGGACTTCTTCGGAGGTCCTTTTTCTTTACCCATTTTTGCAGAAGGGAGGAGATGCCAATGGCTACCAGAGGCAGAAAACCAAAGCCGACCGCCATGAAGGAACTGGAAGGCAATCCGGGCAAGCATCCGCTGAACACCAGCGAGCCGAAGCCCAATAAGAAAGCACCGGCCTGTCCAAAGTGGCTGGAGCCGGAAGCAAAGAAAGAGTGGCGCAGACTGGCCAAACAGATGGAAGCCATCGGCATCCTGACCGAGGTGGATATGGCTGCCTTTGCAGGTTACTGTCAGGCATATGCCCGATGGAAAGAGGCAGAGGAATTTATCACCCAGCACGGCACCATTGTCAAGACTCCGTCCGGCTACTGGCAGCAGGTGCCGCAGGTATCTATAGCGCAGACTTATCTGAAGATCATGAACAAGTTTGCCGAGCAGTTCGGTCTGACCCCGTCCTCCCGAAGCCGTATCATTGCTTCGGACGGCGGTCCTACGGATGCAGCCGATGAGATGGAGAATCTGCTGGGAGGAGGTGGGAGCTGATGGCAGAGTGCAGACCGAAAAATTATCCGAAACTGAAAGACTATAAGCCAAGCCGATTCATGCTTCCGACCTGTCACTACGATGCCGCAAAAGCAGACCGGGCGGTGACTTTCATCGAAAACCTGCGCCATACCAAAGGCAAGTGGGCGGGCAAACGGTTCTGGCTGCTCCCGTGGCAGGAGCAGATCATCCGTGATGTGTTCGGTATTGTGGACGAGCGTGGCAACCGTCAGTTTCGCACGGCTTATGTCGAAATCGGCAAGAAGAATGGCAAGTCCGAGCTTGCCGCTGCGGTGGCTCTGTATCTGCTTTTTGCCGATAATGAGCCGTCTGCCGAAGTCTATGGTGCTGCAGCTGACCGTCAGCAGGCATCCATTGTTTTTGATGTTGCCCATCAGATGGTGCAGATGACCCCGGCACTTTTGAAACGGTGCAAGATCATGGCGGCAACGAAGCGAATCGTGAACTACGGGAACGCAGGATTCTACCAAGTTCTGTCTGCCGAAGTTGGCACGAAGCACGGCTTGAATGTGTCAGGTCTTGTTCTAGATGAGGTTCATGCCCAACCAAACCGAAAACTCTACGATGTCCTTACCAAAGGTTCCGGTGATGCCCGTGAACAGCCGTTGTTCTTCCTGATCACTACGGCTGGCACGGACAAAGAGAGCATCTGCTACGAGCTCCACATGAAGGCACTTGACCTGTTGGCCGGACGTAAGATCGACCACACCTTTTACCCCGTGGTCTACGGACTGACAGATGAAGATGACTGGCACGATGAAGCCAACTGGTATAAAGCCAATCCCTCTCTCGGCCAGACCATCCAGATCCAGCGTGTCCGGGATGCGTACCAGGAAGCACTGGACAACCCGGCAGAGGAGAATGTGTTCAAGCAGCTTCGCTTGAATATGTGGGTGTCCTCGCTGACCCGGTTCATCCCGGAACACATCTACAACCTCGGAAACCAGCCAATCGATCTGGAAGCCCTCAAAGGCCGTGACTGTTATGGAGGACTGGACTTGTCCAGCACCGGAGACATCACGGCTTTTGTGCTGATGTTCCCGCCCAGAACCCCGGAAGAAAAATACATCATGCTTCCGTTTTTCTGGATTCCGGAGGATACGATCCCCCAGCGTGTGCGCAGAGCATCCGTTCCGTATGATGTCTGGTACCAGCAGGGCTACCTGATGGCGACCGAGGGAAATGTCATCCACTACGGCTTTATCGAAAAGGTCATCGAGGAGCTGGGCAAGACCTATCACATTCGGGAGATTGCCTTTGACCGATGGGGAGCCGTGCAGATGACCCAGAACCTTGAGGGGATGGGATTCACGGTCGTGCCTTTCGGACAGGGTTTCAAAGATATGAGCCCTCCCACCAAGGAGTTCTACAAGCTCCTGATGGAAGGCAGGATCATCCACGGCGGCAATCCGGTCATGGCATGGATGGCGGGGAATGTAGTCGTGGATACCGACCCGGCTGGCAACATCAAGCCGACCAAGGCGAAGTCGCCGGAGAAGATCGATGGTATCGTCGCTGCGATCATGGCACTGGACCGCTGCATCCGAAATGAAGGTCAGCAGCAGGGAAGCGTCTACGACGAACGTGACATGATCGTTTTTTGATATGAAGAAGATGGAGGAAAACACAATGAAGTATCTGATGAGTGCAGAATGGTGGAAAGCAGCCGGCATCCGTGCTGCAAAGACGATGTTCCAGACCGGTGCGGCTCTGGTCGTGACACAGATGCCCGGCGGCACGGTGGACTGGATGGCGGTCGGCAGTGCAGTGATCGTGGCAGGTGTTGCGTCCCTCGGTACCAGCCTTGCCGGTCTGCCGGAGCTGGAGAAAGGGGATAAGGCTTAATGGGATTCTGGGAATGGATGGGGTTTGAGAACCCAAGGGATTCTCCCAAAACAGAACAGCCAAAAGAAGGTCTGCCGCAGGTCACGGATAACGTCCGCGATTCCGGGCAGACCTTTGTGTTTGGCCGTTCCAATGCCGGGGAGCAGGTGGATGAGAAAGCCGCCATGCAGATCCCGACCGTGTATGCATGTGTCCGTCTGCTGGCAGAGTCCATTGCGGCACTGCCGCTGCATCTCTACCGGGTGACGGACGACAACGGCAACAAGGAAAAGGCGCGGGATCATCCGCTGTACAAGATTCTGT